TTGCCGATCTCGGTCAACCCGGCCCCTGCCACGTTGAGGTTGCGCATGTACACCTTGCCGCTGCCGATGTAACTGTAGTCTAACTGAGTCATGTTGCTCTCCTTTCAAGATCCGTCAGATCCGACCGATCCGACCGATCCGTCCGATCTTGTTAAAGCGCCTTGCGCCTTACCTCATACGCCGCCTCGTAGACGCAGACCCCGGTTTCCGGTGCATACACCACCGGGGCCTCCCGGACCGCCCGCAGGGCGCTCCATCCAGAGACGACCACCTTACGATGGAGGATCAGCCTGGCGGCCTCCAGAACGTCATAGGCCCCAGGGCCCCCGTGGCCCGCATCGCCCCTGGCCGCTGCCACAGGCCCTCGCAGGTTGCGCGATCCGACCACCAGGAGCACGGTCACGGTCTGCTCGCTCAAGGATCCGGACCAGGCGATATCCATCCCCTGGCAGACCACGTACAGGCACGGGAAGAGATGGGTCATATTCCTCAGATCCGCCTCTCCCAACTGGCCCGCATAGGGCTCCAGGATGCGGACTGTCCCGCCCGTCTTGAGCCCGGTCAGGGCCGCGACCACCGCGTCTTCGATCTGTTCAAACTCGTGCATTGTCTCCTCAGCGATCCGACTGATCTGTCTGATCCGACCGATCCGACTGATCTACCAGCCCTTCATGGTGTCCCGGCTGAAAATCCGCCCGCTGCAGGATATCTCCGGTGCCTGCACCTCGGTGGGGACCCCGTCCGGGTCCGACTCGCCGAGCGTGGCAATCCCTTTGGCCACGTCCTTGAGCCAGGCGATCCGTTCCCGGTACCTCTCCTTTTCCGTGTCGCTCGCTCCCATTCGTCGGCTGCGCAGATTGTAAATGGCGATGTCCACGGACGCAGCTCGGATCATGGGCGGCACGGTGGAAAACGGCACTGAGTACTTCATCCCGCAATAGCTGTTGATCTCCGCGTCTGCATTGGCAATGGCCGCCGAAACCCTGTCCGCATCCACCTCGCCCACGCCGTCGTCATCGGTGAGCTGGATCAGGATCTCCTCGCTGATCTGGCTGATGATATCGTCCTGGGTGCAGTAGGCCATTTATTTCTTCCTCGGTTTGCGCTTTGATCCGACTGATTCCTCTAATCCGACTGATTCCGTGTCTTCACTCCCCGCTCCCTGCCCCCCGCTCCCTGCCTCTTCCCTGACCTCCTCCACGATCAGCATGGCCTCGGCCTTCAGGGCCGTGAGCTGATCCTCGGAGAACCGATCATCCGGGTACTCCATCGGCCCCTTTGGGTGGGCCATACCCGCCCGCCGGAAGCCGTCACGCTTGCTGGTTATCCTGATCATATTGACCTCCCTTCATGACCACGCGGACTCGCGTGGTCGGACTGATCCGACCGATCCGACTGATTTTATCCCAGCCCCGTGCTCCCGTAGCTCATCTGCCACAGGCCGTATCCACCCGCTGCCCTGGCCTCTGCCCCGAATCGAAACTTTTTGCGCATGAAGACGTTATCGGTCTCCTCGCCGGTCTGCTGCACAAAGACCGGGGCCTTCCGCTCCTGGTAGATAAAGGGCTTGAGCGGCCGGTTGGTCACGTGCAGGTACCAGGCGGTCGATGACGTGAGTCTCGGGTTCACGAGCAGCGTGGCCGTGCCCTTGTACGGGTTGGGGCTCTGATCGGTCAGTTTTTCGTTCTCCAGGAGGATGCGGCCTTTGCTCTCCAGGGCCGGGGGCACCTCCAGGAGGTTCGGGATCAGGCCGAGGGGCCTCCCCTCATCGTCCTTGAAGCTCATGATGGCCAGCCGCGCCGCGCCATAACTGGCATCCGCAGCGGCCGTTGTAGCCACGGACAGGGCCGCAGTGCCCAGATTGCTCACGCTCGCCCCGGCCACCTCATGGTCCGTATCGTAGAAGTACTGCCCGTCGTAGCACTCGTTGACGAACGCATTGTTCTTCAAATCCGCGTCGATCTCGTCCGGAAGCTGCTTTGCGCTGAACCCGGCCTCCTGGGCCTGGGGGGCATAGATCCCGATGTTGTCGTCATCGATGTCGTTCCGGTCCACCTCCACGGTGGCCTCCCAGTCGTCGTTGACGATGCTGTATTTAAAGGCCGCAAGCTGCTTCAGAACCTTGTCGCCCAGCCATTTCCGCATCTTGGGGAAGCGCGACAGCCAGGCGTAATCGTTCTGGCTCCCTCCTGAAGGGACCTTCATGGTGGTCTGCTCCCAGAGACTGGGAGCAGCGTCAAAGGCCTTGTTAAAAATGGTTTTCAGGTTGATGAAAACCGCCGTGAGATTGCTTTTGTTTACCAGCATGGTCGTTCTCCTTTCTTGATCCGTCCGATCGGACTGATCCGACTGATCCGACTGATCCGTCTGATCTGTTAACCCCTACTCCCCGTCATCCACCTGGGCAATGAGCATCACGTCGCAGTTCGCCCCGGCGCCCGACGCCGTTTCCCCTGCGGTCACGGCAAAGTCCGTATTGGCCGCAATGGCAATATCGAGCGATTCCGCTTCACCCTGGGTCGCGTCTTCGGCGATGCTGACCAGGGCGCTCGTGTTGAGCTTCAGGGCCAGGGTCTTGTCCGTTCCGGGCGCTGTGCCCAGGTTGACGTATGCCCGCTTGATCCGGACCGCCACGGGCAGTTCCAGGGCGGGCAGGGCAATGGCCTTGTCGTCGCCGTCCTTGGTCCACCCGGTAAAATGGGGAAGGGTGATGACGATGGTCTTTGCCAGTTTTTGCAGGGCCAGTTCCACGGTTGATTCCGCGGCGGCAAAATGCGCACCCGCATCCGTCAGACTGATGGCGCCGGCCGCATGGGCCCCGTCCGCATCCGCGATGTGCGTGGCCACGTCGGCCTGGCGGATGGCCGGCTCGATGTCGATCCATGCATGGGTCGAATCGATAAAGGCCGCAATGATCCCGCAGAAGATCTTGTGAGTGACGTTGGCCGTCACATCCACCGTCTGATCGTCCACCAGGAACACGTTGTCTCCCACGTTGGCCTGGGTGATGGTGTGGCCCAGGATCGCCTTGACCAGGCCCCTGCGCCGGACGACCACGCTCAGGTCTCCGTCCTGGCCGAGGGTATTGTCCTTCCGTTCCGTGGCCACGCCCATGAAGATGAGGCCCTCGGTGTCGTATCCCTTGACGGCGTATCCATCGGCGTTGGCGCACACGAACGCGCCCCCGTAGATCAGATCCGCATCGTCAACCGGGATCGGCACCTCCACCCCTTCGGTGTACTCCAACTGCTTGTCTGCTGCTAATGCTGTCATGGTTTCCTCCTCCTTGTATGATCCGTCCGATCCGTCCGATCAGACTGATCCGTCCGATCTTTACTCCGCCCCCAGCCCTGAGAATTTCTTCAGGTCATCCGGCGTGTTGCCCATGAGCTTGGCCACGGCCAGGACCGCATCGTCCACCACGGCATCCGGCGTTTTGTCCTGCCGGGGGAGGGACTCTTTCGGGATCACCACCGGGGCCTTGGACACAAAGGTCTTGAATCCTTCCAGGTCGCGCCGGGCGTACTCCATCGCCCAATCCTTCTGGTCTGGCGTGATCTTGCCCGCGCCGGTTGCACTGGCCACGATGGCCGTGGCGTCCCGTTCCCTGAGCTCCTTCTGGAGCGCGTCAAACTCCGCCCTGGAGACGGCCCCATTGGTTGCCTGTTTCATGGCGTGGATACTGGCCACCACGGTTGAGGCCGTATCGGTCTCCTTGAGATCCAGGGCCGTCAAAATCTCCTTGGCCACCACCTCCTGGACCTGCGGGGTCTTTGCCGCTGCTTCGAGTTGCGTGTTTTTGGCGATGATTCCATCCAGGGCCGCTTCGACCTTGGCCTCGTCCGGATCGCCTGTAATTCCCAGTTTTGCCGCCAGTTTCTTCAAAAATTCCATAGATGCATCCTCCTCTCCGAATTCGGCTCCCAGCTTGGCCAGGAGCGGGGTTAAATGGTTGATTTTGGGTGCATTGGTTAAGGCAACCGAGTGGACCGACACCACCCGGCTGTCGCTTTTGCGAACGAAAAAGACCGGCGAAAAATAGCGGTACCCGCCCTGGGCAATCAGCTGCTCGGCATCGGTCCACTCGATCCGGGCCTGGATGCCTTCGCCCTGGGTATAGCGGAACGCCTTGATCCACCCTGCGGCCGGGGCCTTTTGGCCGGTCATGGTCTGGTGCTCGTAGTCGATAACCACGTCGTTTCCCCGGCGTTTAAAATAGGCCTCCACCTCCCTGCCGGCCTCTGCATCCACCAGGGCCCGACCCTCGCCCTCGATCTCCACCCAGCCGTCGTGAAAGATCGTGTACCACTCGGGGAGCTTGCCGTCCGTGCCCCTGTCTGCCGCAACCATGAGGGTTGCTGCAAAGTGCTTCATAATGTGCTCCTTTCTTGATCCGTCCGATCAGACCAATCCGTCCGATCCGACTGATCCATTACGCCCTCCCCAAAATGTAGTCATTCAGCGAGGCCTGGATCTCCTCCCAGTCCTCATCCTGGACCATCAGAAACGGCCTGGCCGGAATGTCGCCCCAGGGGAGCTTCATCTGTCGCGTGTGAGCCCGGACCTTCACCGCTTTGCCTGCAATCTTACGCACATGCTCCTTGATGTGGGCGGTAACGGTCCCGAACTCGCCCTTCCTGGCCCCGAATTGGTGGACGGCCGCATAGACCGTATTGGTCCCGACCCGCACGTGATCCTTATGGGCGCTCGCGGCTATGGATTTCATCATCCTGCCCGACTCCCTCAGGATCGCCGCGTTCGGCCCTCGCCGGGCCTCGGTGGCCGGGCCGTGCTTCTTCCATTTGGCAGGCCTGCCTTCGATTTCGTAGTTGCGGACAATGGACGATCGGACGATGCCGCCGATGATCTTCATGGCCGGGGTCATGTCCCGAACGCGGTCCACAATCCCCGACAGGGCCTCCACTGCGCCCTTATCCATTGCCGTCACTCTGACTGCCGAACCCGCCATGCCGTCCTTTCATGATCCGTCAGATCCGACTGATCCGACTGATCCTTAATCCCTGAACCCCGCTTTGCCTACGTGATAATCCCATCCCGGATCGATCCCCTTGGGGATCTGCTGTACTTCCCCGGTCGATTTATTTACCCACTCATAGGTCTCGATCTGCGGGGCCGTGGTCCGGATGGGGTGCGGCCCGTTTGCCTCCTCGTTGCCGATTCTTTCCACCTCACGGGCGGAGTGGCTCACGATGCCTCACTTGCAGCCCCAGCCGTTGGGCGGGTAGTGCGTGTCCCAGAACGGATCGTCCGCAGGGAGGACCAGGTTATACCATTGCATGTGCTCGGGCCGTTTCTCCCTGGAACTGGATCCCACGTAGCGGAAATACGGCCTGGCCTTGACCACGTCCGGATCCGTCATCTGTCGATAGTGGCCGATCTCGTAGGCCACGCTGAGGTTTATGTTGAATATCACCGAGGTTCTCCAGCCCCTGCCGCCTTTGTACTGCCACCCGGTCCGCTGGATAATCTCATCGAAGGCTTTTCTGAATTCATCTAAAGTGGATCCCGATGAAATCGCCTTGTCTATGGCTTTGCGCAGATCGGCCAGCAGCTCCTTTTCCATCGCCCCGGCCACGCTGAAGGCCCTGGCGTGCATCTCGTGCCACAGGTCCGTCCATCGTGCCGTGGGCACGTTGAGCTTGCGCTGAAAAAACGCGATCGCCTCCTCAAACGGCAGGTCCATATACTCAGCGCTCGACGACATCAAACCTCCCTGCCAGCTCGGCCAGGACCAGTGCCCGCTCCATCAGATCGCCCAGGGACGACGGGTCCATGTCGCCGAATAGATCGAGCAGCCCGTCCCGGAATTCCTCCAGGCTGACCGCCTGGTCCAGGAGTTTTTGCACAGGGGCCAGCAGATCGTCTGTAGAGGCCTCTGACAGCGCTTTCTCCCCCAGGGCGGCCAATGTATCGCCCGGCCCCTCGTCCTCGCCCCCAGGGCTTGATTTGGCCTTGATTCGGGCGTATTTGGCAGTCTTTCGATCCGACCGATCCGTCTGATCAGTCCGATCCGACCGATCTGACCACGCGGACTCGCGTGGCCCTCCCACCACCGCCTCTCCCTTCTCGGGCTCCGGGATGTTGAACTGCTCCCTGATAAACGACACGGGCATCTCCACGTTGCGGTCCAGGAGGGCCGTGACCCAGTCGGATTTTTCCTTGAGATCTTCCTGCTCTTCCCAGACCGGCTCGTATTTCGGCGCCGGCGTGTCCCAGCCGAAATTGAACCCCACAATGGGGCGGATGAGCTGATGGCGGACCGTGGCCGCGCAGGCCTTGGTGTCGGCCTTGGCCAGGTCCAGTCGGACCTCGTTGTGAGTCCGGGCGGCCGCATAGCTCCCCTTGTCGCCCACCTCGGCAGTGAGGGTCTGGCCCAGGATCGCCTTTGACATCTCACGGTTGCCGAATTCGGCCAGGTCCTTGTACAGGTCCCCGTGGGCCGTGGTCCCTTCGGATTTAATAAACTCGATCTCCGTGGATTTACTGATGATCCCGGCAGCGTCCGAGCCCAACGACGAGATGGCGGTCATGAGGGCCTCCCGGTCGGCCTTGGTAGCCCCGGAATCTATCTTGCCCAGCCTGAGAGGCATGCCGTACACCTCGCAAAAGGCCACCCAGTCCTTGACCGAGTAATTCTTGAACAGGAACCACCAGGCACACACGCGCAGGATCCCGGAGCGGGTGGGATGGCCCGACTTGCCGCCATACGTGTGGAGCAGCACCTTCCAGGCTGGAATTTCCATGCCCATCGTGTGCTCGTCGCTCAACAGGAGCGGGACCTTTCGCAGATACCCCGTGGCGTCCCTGAACAAAAACCGCTTTTGTTCGATGAAGTCCAGCGACCGGGGCAGGGCCTGGCCCTCGGAGCTGTCCCACTGGATTTCGAGCGCCGCATATCCGTGGCCCACCGCGTCCTGGAGCGAGACCATGACGTCGTCAAAATCCGTCATATCGTCCAGAAAATCCTGGACAAAATCGGCCACCTTCTGATCGCGGGCGTCGTCCGATGCAGGCCGGACCGCAAATTCGATGTCGAGCACTGCATTCCGGCGTTTGCCCACCTCGCCGAGGAGATGGCCGTCCCGCTCTTCCATCTGCTCGAATAGCTGGGCCTGACGGGCCATGTCGCCCGCATCGGCCTCCTTGAAGATCGTGGCTAAACGCTGCGGGGTAAGCCCCGCGGCCACGTACTCCCGCCAGGTGTCGAGGATGGGCGCTGCCGCCAAGGGCCGCTCCTCTGGCCGCTTTCGCGCCGGATATTCCCTGCCGAACTGATCCAGTATCATTTTTTTTACTCCGAGTTCCGCGTTCCGACTTCCGCGCTCACCAAGCTCCTTTGATCGCAAACCGGCGCCGGGAAAGGGATTCGTATTCAATAACGCCGACAGGTTGACCGGAGGCCTGCACGCTCAACGACTTTGCCCAGAAATGATCCGCATGGCCGGTGGCGTCGGTCCGCT